TCATGTTTTAGACACAGTAGTAGATGTTTTTCTTTCGTCTTCGAAGGCACTGCGTAAATCGTTACCTACTATAGTCCAATCCCTGAAAGTGGTAATTTCATCAGGGGCATCAGAAGTATTGTATTCGTTAAGTGTATTACCCAAATCCATAATACGTGCCATACCCTCTAAGAAGGATGGTCTTGCATATAGAAAATCACTACAAAAATCCATAATAGCACCCCATATCAATATAATCTAGAGTAGTCAGTATAACAACAGGTATTGCATTTGTCTATAGTAAGACCTATATATTATCGACATTTCCCATAAAATTCCAACTGCAACTCTATTTTACCTTAAAGTGCTCATATTGTCAAAAGCATAGCTTCAATCTAGACTTTATTTGGCTGAAGTCAGACCCATCTACGTATAAACCGCCACCACCACCGCCTCCTTGGGGTTGTGCTCATCAAATAGTATCACGGCTACTTTCCTGCCGGCTGTCATCTCGGCCGTGGGCAGGTTACGGGCGACAGTAACATCTTCCAGATAGACCTTGTAGCTGCCGGCAAGTTGGACAGCAGCCATATACGTACCAGAATTAAAACTTTTCAGCACTGCTTTCTTCAATCTCATTTCCGATTACTCCTTTTAATGTCGCTATACTTCTCCCAGTGATAAACGCTCCTCATATTCTCCCCGACGAGGATTGTAAATCAGGGTCAGTCCGAGGACTCGCTTCTTCTCCGCATTGAGCCCGGCCCGGCTGTCCGTTATATCAATCACATCATATAGCTGTTGCCCGCAATTAACTGGAGTTCGAATTATGCCGCCACCTGATTCTATTTCCGCTTCTCTTAAATAGGTTTCTCCCCGAGCCTGGGCTTTAGCTACCGTGTCTATATTCCTGTCTTCAAGTTGTTTTAGCCGGTCATAGAGTCCATCTATTTCATCCCAGGCAAAAGAGTCAGTCACTATCGGTTCCTCACCTACTGGGTCATATCCCTCGGCCTGCACTTGGTTGATGACCCAGGCTCCCTTTCTATACCTACCCTCGAATATCGGATGGGCTGAGCCATAGGAATAGACCGGGCTATCCGTAGACAATGGATTTATGACGTAGCCCTTGTTGCCCTCAATAAGTAGCACGTCAGGGACGAATGATAACAGCTTGCCGATAACTGCTTCTCCCTGGTTATTGGGATTGATGGTGAAATCAGGGTAGAAGCTGGTGATAACCGACGACTGAGACTTAACCCCAAGCTTTAAGCCCACCCGGGAAAGGACAAATTCAAGGATTTGCTTAACATTTATCTGGCTGGAGTCCTTATTCCAGCGGAACTGGTGTCTGGCTATCCAGGCGTCTATCAGCCACCAGCCATCTGAGGCATATAGCATCAGGCTGGCTTTACCCGCAGAGCTGGTATGCTCATAGGCATCAAGAATAAAGGTTTGCCCTGAGCTGACCTCATTGCCAGCCGTCGTCAGATAACCAGGGCTAAATTCAAGCTGACAGCCAATACTCAGGGTTTGCAAGTCTCCCTGCCCGGGTGAAGCATATTGCCCCTCATCATTCCTCAGCTCAACTATCAGTCTACCCGATTTTTCACCGGTTTCTTGCTTCAGAGACAGTACATCAGCAGTCAAGTTGATGGTCTGCTCCACCTTACGGGCTCGCCATACTCCACCGGGGTTTGATAGCCAGCAATAGTCACCGTGGTGAGCTATGGCCAGCCCGTATTCTGATGACAGGTTAAACGGCACTGGCTCATGCCACAGGTTATCGGTAAAGTTAGTGTCAGGAATAGAGTAGGACCAGCAAGGACGATTATAGGACTCCGTACCGGTAAATTTCTCCACATAGAAAGTCCGGTAGACGTCTGGGTTATCCAGAAAGGCTCTATGGTATTCAAAGTCACCGTCCGACGGGGCGGCAGCAATTTCTTTTAATGCCGACCAGGCGCCGGCGGTAACCTCACCACCATCACCATAGACCAGCGACCATAGCTTATAATTATCGTCAGTATCTTTGCCAGTAGCAATGAGATTCCAATCCCCATCATAGACGGTAGCCACACCGGATAAATCACCAGTGGACTTATCCCAGGCGGTACTACTACCCCAGTTCCCATTTATCCGCTTCATGACGTATAAGGTAGTCTGATCAGCAAAGAAAAGAGCAATATCTCCATTCGGCTTATAAGCAGCGGTGATGCCGTAGATAGCAGTGGTTGGAGTGTAGCCAAGGAGCTGAGGGCTACCCCAATTGACACCGTAGTCGGTGCTCTTTAGCTGATAAATCTTGCGGTCACTTTTAATCCAGAAGATAGACACCTCAGCCCCTGATGAGCAGCTAGCCACAATAACGGCGTTATACTGGTTGGTGTAGGTCCACTGGCTGAAATCGGATTCCGCACTCGGATTAGCCACCCTCTGCCGATACAACTTCCTTGAATCAGAGGGGGGCGTGAGCCTGGCCCTGATGAGCGAGCCATCGCCGGGCATGGCCACAGCGTGGAAGTAGTCGTCCTCAGAACCGGTATAAAGTCTTGACCAGTTGTATCTGACCACTCCGACAATCTTATTCTTGGCTTCGAGTTTAACATAGGGGGTTCTCGTTGCCTCCTTCTGGGCAGCTAGCAGTGCTTCTGAAAGACTCCTCATCGCTTTCCTCCGCCAGTTGTATTATTGGTCTCCCCCTGGTTGGGGATATATTTCCTACCCCAGAATAGGTGGCCGGCGACATAGCCTAAAGCAAAGACTATCAGTAGCCAGAAGACTGACTCCCATAACCAGTGCCCCAGCACAGCGCCGATGGCAACAAGACCGATAATCCAGAGCCCCTCAAACTTATGCCAGGTATCGCGCAGGATATAGGTCCACGGTCGGCCGCCTATCCTTGACCAGAGTGCTTTATAAATGTTTATCGTCATCACCCCTTATGCTTAATTCAGTATTTTCCTTGTCTAAGGCCCGTAGTCAGTTGACTTAGAGACAACGGGGTAGTAAGGCTTATACAGAGAACGAACCCTGACCCGGTTTCTTCTGTCCAGCCTCTTTAGCTCGTTCTTAAAAAACCTCAGTTTCTCGTTTCCCCAGGATAGGAACTCCTTGGGGGTCATGGTACCGCCGACATTGACCCGGTTGATGGCATAGGCGGCCCACTCAACAACAGCATAGCCACAGGCTCCAGCAACAATTAAGTCCTCAAGGTAAGAAGGGATAGTGGAGCTTTCGGCACCAAGGGTATGGAGCTTACCGTAGTAGATATAGGCGTTTGAGCCATCGGGGACCTCCTCGCCAAGTAGGGTTATGGAGTCTCCCCACAGGATGAAACGTTGGAACCGTTTGGGGAAATTGTCCACCGGGTACTCTACAGCTTGAACCATGATATGGTCACTCAAGGTTGAGATATCAATCTCCCTAGAGCCGGAGGTAGTGGCTTTGGTTGCCTTCTGTTCATAGGGAATAACCTCGGATAACTCCCTGGTAGCATGGGTGACGTGTCTATCCAGCTCATCATTAGTCCAGCGGTAACTCGCCGCATCCTCATCCTTGAGGTCGCGCCTGACTATGGCTCTCATCTCGCTTAGATTCATGGTCTATCTCCTTAATCTGGCTAGCGCTTTTACCAGCTTTCTCAGTTGACCAGTAGTTAGCTCGGCATCTGAGAGGGCGGAGAGTTCGGCGGCTGCCTTCTCTGCCTCTACTCTCTCCAGTTCCTCGTCAGAGACCTCATAGGGAATTTGTTTCGTAGCTATCAACCTGCCCTTGTTATCATAAGTTTCAATTGTGTCGTATCTTGTTTCTGGCATAATATCCTCCTGATTTAATCAAGGCTCTTTAGGCGCATAAGCACAGGGAAAAATTCCTGGTTGTTGTTTTCCGATTTACTATGCCCACTAGGATGCGGGTCGGGCAAAGCAGCATACGAGAAACTACCATCATAGTGATTATAATGGTCTACAAAACTGCTAGTTGAGTAACCCAAAATAGTAACAAAGGAAAAGAAAGCATAAATGCCAAAATCCTCCTGGCAGACAAAGCAAACCCAATAGAGACCTCTGGTTAGGCTTTGGTCAATAATAATTTCCTTAACCCCGGTTGAGTCAATAGACACCTCACCAGCATCAAGCACTAAATCACTGGGGTAACCAGAGCCATTATCTTGGTAAATGCCAAGGCGAGCCTTCTTGCCCGATGAGGCAGCAGAATTAACACGAATAGCGATACGGTCAAAAGTCATCACCCGACTAACTATAAAGGGATTACTATAAAGATGGTCGGCTGTCACTGTGCGAGTGGTTGACTTACGACATGGCTGTCCCACATAGTATTGTTCTGTAACTAAAGTATGTTGCGCATCAAAAATGTGGGCATCAAGCTTAGCCATGTGGTCAGCGAGCTGTCCTTCTAGTAGTTCTCCAGCCAGTTTAAGCATATTTGACCCCCTAGCTTAAGCTATAATCCGCTGACAGGGAGAATGACGTCCCTGAGAAAGCGGTTACCTTAAGAAATATAATAGCCCCTCTTGAATCGACCACCAGGGCATGCTGTTCGGTAGAGGTGAAGGTCCTCTTGCTACCCCCAAACCACTTCTCCTGCCTCGGATTCCAGAAAAGGACCTGGGCCTCCAGGCTGGAAAGGTCGGTGCCGGTGATGGTGATGTCAAAACGGCACTCTTTATATCCCCGGCTATCAATAGCACCTGAGGTATCGGCTGGGTCGGTAGCATCAACGCTAGTAACATTACTCCGGTGGAGCTTGGGTTGTGTTGTGTAAACTTCGGCCATAATTTACCTCCTTATTTGGAGAGGGGCTAAACCCCTCTCCATCGGTTTACTTAGTCCTGAACTCCGATTAAAGCGGCTGCCTTAATCGCACTAAACAGAGCCAGAGCCACATACCACTTAACCCTGGTTCGGGAAGCGTCTTTATCCTCCAGTGAGCCAATCGGCTCTGCCTGTAGGAAACCGGGGCTGGTCAAGCCACAAAGAGCACCTTCCCCAAACTGAATGGCATAGATGGTAGAGCAGGTGCCGCCAGTGGTGGCTGTCTCCAGACCATCAACCAGGACATGGGTATCAAGAATCCAGTCATTGACGCCGATAGGAATGCCATCCCACAGTTGGACGAAGTTACCCCAGGTATCCCGGTCGGTGTCCATCATTCCTCCAGCCACCCTGACCAGGGCATTAATCTTGCGCCTTGAGCGGCGGCTCATCAACAGCATATCAGGCTTGCCACCCTTTACGGCATCAATAAGCTCATCCAGCTCATTCAGCGTCAGAGTAGCTCCGGTATCCCCCATAGCTATCACCTGGTCGCTGGCACTAGCTGTATCAATGAGCTCTCTTAGGCCATCAAAATGCTTGGCATTTTCGCCTGAGTCTCCGTAGATAAGGGTATCCTCAAACTTGTCCCGAAGTGCCTTAGCCTTGAGCTCAATAACAGCCGCCTCCAGGTCCTGGACATTACTTCGGGTTGCCTTAAGAAAATTATCAACGTCGGCATCGCCACCCATAATCTTCAGGTTGGCCGTTTTCTGTTCAAAGGTTGAGGTAGACTCAGCCCAGGTATCACCCACATCATAGAAATCAATGCTGGGCAGGGTCTTCTCTTGATTATAGGTTAAGCCATTGCCCACGATTTCAATGAAGGGAAGACGCTGAAGGATAGGTGAGTCTTTAACAATGGTCTCCACCACCCCCTGTAGTAACACATCATTGGATAATTTAGATGCTTCAGCTAAAGTTAACGCCAT